TAAGTCGTGGTCCCGGGGAACCAGATTCATTATCATTTATCACCTCAATAGTATAATTTGAAAGTTCATGGTTTTGTGCATAAATTTCTGCTGACGATACTTCTTCGAATACAACAGGTCCTGTTGGATAACCTTTTATTTCATTGAAAAATTGTAACCAATGATTGCCATTGGTACCCTTCAATTTGATTCCATATTTCATGACGCCTCCTATATCATTCGTGAGAAGTTTTTATGTTTTTCAAACTTGATCACTTTTTCGAACTTGTCGTATAGTTGATCTTGTTTATGACTAATAATAAACGTATTCGTGTCTGTTGTCAAGGACTTTATTATTTTCAAGAATTCTTCTGTTCCATTAGCATCAAGAGAACTATCAAACACTTCGTCCATGATCAAAAGATTGGTGTTGATGCTATTACGCAACTTCGCCAATGCACGCCAAGTAAATAGAATAGCAAGATTGATACGCATCTTTTCACCTTCGGAGAATGATGCATAACTAAAAGCGTCTCTAAAACGTGACTTGATGGTTTCTTCAAACTGCTCATTCAAATCAAACTGAACGAAGAAATCCATTGCAGACAAATACTTATTGATCAATTTATTGATGATAGGAACATACTGCTTGATAATCTTTGCCTTGATCCCACCATCCTTTAGCATAGCACCTGCTGCAGCAAGAACAGTTTTTTCTTCATGCAAATCATTAAATAGTTTTTCGAGATCCTTTAGTGACTTTTCTATTTCAACTATCTTATCAATATTTGATTGACTGTTGTTATTCGAAAGATCCTTAATTTCGTTTTTCCAGTCCTTAATGTTTTCTTGCCAACCAGAAATCTTAGTGTTTAGTTGCGACAATTTTAGATTATAGTCATGCAACTGATTATTGATATTGCTGTATTCTTCCAACTTATCAAGAACCTTTTTTCGCTCGACTTCTAACTTATTTAGCCCTTCTTCGACTTCAGTGATCTGTGATGATTTTGTTTTGATCGTTTCTTCTTTAAATGAGTGATCAATACCTTGCTTACACGTAGGGCAGTTATCATGGTCATGGAAGAAACTTATCGCCTTTTCTGCGTTAGTTATCTTTGACTTCAATTGAACTTTGAACTTTTCTAGTTTGTTCAATTTGTCTTTCATACTATCTTGGTCAGCGAGATTCGCTTTTAGTTCACGACCTGCCTGTATGATTTCTTCTATTTCTTTGTTTGTCGTATCGATCAGAACAATTGTAGAATCAATCTTGCTTTGTTTTTCTTCAATCTGTTTATCTATATTTGACTGAATAGAAACTTCTTGCTGCTTATACATTTGTAGTTGAGCATCAGCAACACGCTTATCTGATTGACACATAGTTAGATTGTTTGTGTTAATAGAAATTTTTTCTTTTAAAAGAAGATTCATTGAAGTAAAGATTTGCAGATCGAGAAGATCCTCAATGATCTCACGCCGTGCCTGTGCAGGTAACTGCATGAATGGTTGAAACGTCGCTGAACCTAGAACGACAACCTGACAAAATGACTTATGATTGATTTTCAGGATCTGACTTTCTAACAGACCCTGGTAATCTTTACTCTTGGCATTTTGATTGAGAAGTACGCCGTCTTTATATATCTCAAACACATCAGGTTTCATACCACGAACAATCTTGTAGTTAGATGTGTTAATTTGAAATTCAACTTCTACACTAAGATCTTTCTTTGTGATAGAGTTCATAAGTTGTGGTTTGTTGACTTTACGAAATGGTTTGTTGAATAAAACAAACGACAATGCGTCAAGCATTGTTGACTTACCCGCACCATTCTCACCCACTACAAGTGTGGTTGATGTAGAACATAGATCTAATTCAGTGAAAACATTTCCCGTCGAAAGGAAATTTTTCCATCGCAATTTCTTAAATAGAATCACTGTATTTGCATAGCCTCTTGATATAGTTCCATGATGGTTTTGTTTAGTCGTTCTTTCTTACCACCATCAAGGTTCATCTGTTCAACATAATTTTTAAAGATAGAAATAGTATCTTCTGCTTCATTTATAATATCAGAATCATCTTCAATGTCAAGGTGAAGATGATCTTCGACTACCTGCAATTCAATAGGTGTCGTATTTTCAATTGCGTCGATGAATAGATCAAACCAATATGGGTTTGTTTTATTCTTGACAATAACTTTGACGATGCAATTCTTAGTATCTATATTGTGAAGTAGAACTTCATCGATGGTTTTGTTCATGTCATCATACCATATCTTCTTGAATATGGTGAAAGGGTTCTGAACAAATTCTAGTGTGCGAGTATCAGTATCAAAAATATGAAAGCCACGAGGATCATCAAAATCCGACCAGATGTGCTCGCAAAAAGCACCCAAATAATTGATGCTGCCATTGCTAGACTTATGATGATAGTGACCGCTACACACCACATCAAAGCGACTAAAGAAATCATGATCCATTCCATGGTCATTGAGATGCCCCTTGTACATTTCGAAACCAGAGAGTTCAAGGTGCCCGAAGACGATTTGACCCGAAGTCGTTTTGATTGCATTTAGTGTGTCCTCTCTATTCTCATCACATATCCAAGGAACGTATAAAATATCAACCCCGCCAAGATTAACAGTTTGCGGCGATGTAAAGACATTGATATTATTGTACTTGCCGACTACGAGTTCATGTAATGCGTTCAATGAGTTAGTGTTTTTATAATAAGTATCATGGTTACCAACAATAATATCCATAGTAAATTCTTTGTTGATAGGATCTAGAAAATCTTTACGCAACCTATGTGCTGTCATGAAGTTGACAAACTTACGGCGATCAACAACATCACCCAAATGAACGATGTGTGTTATGCCTTCTTCACGCAACTTAGGAAAGAAAAATTCGTCTAGCGATCTTTTGAAATAATCATGGAACGCAACAATATCACCACGAACACCCCAATGAGTATCCGTAATCAATGCAATCTTCATTACTTAACCTTTTCAAATGTTTTCTTGTACCTTTGCGTTTCTATTTTATTCTTTTCTCGCTGAAACTTCGTGATTTCGGTATCACATACATTTCTAATGCGCTCTAAAACAGAACAGTAATTATCTCGTGTCCAAATAGATGCTTTGTTATCATTTAAATTTTCTATTAACTGTTGGATAATTACCGGCACATTATCATACTTATTGCTCATTGTCAATACCCTCTATAAATTTTTCTACGCCCACTTTCGGTTCGGGCTTCTTTTTCTTTTCAAGAGAACTTTCAAAGTTCCTAACAAATTCGCTAGTTATATCGTTATCAAAGAAATTCGACTTTGACATACCCATATCCGCTTCATGACCTTCCATGTGATCGGCAAGTTCGCTAAACACGAATGAGTTTTCCATGTTCTTGATCTTTATATATTGTTGCTTCTTTTCTTTTTGAATACGTCTGATAAAAGCAAAGTGAATTATTTGAGTAAAATACGCAAATGGGTTCTTTGACTTTTCAGGATCAAAGTTATCAATGTACATGATGCAGTTCTCAATGCCATCGCTAATCATTTCTTCTTTGTAAGAATAACTAAAGAAGTTAGGTTTGTGTGCAAGTCGATTTGCAATCAACATTAAACACTGACCGACATAGTTAGGAATTGGTGGCTTGGGTGTTCCGTTTTGTTTTGATAACTGAACCTTCTCACGATACTTCGTCATTTCTTCAAGCAATGTCTTATTGTTGACATAATGATTGCGTGGTGACTTTTTCTTGACGATTGTGGTTGACATAATCTAAAACTCCTATATAATCACTATGTGGTTTAATGAATTGTATTGTTACTTGTTGACTTCATTCGTGTTTCAGTATTAGCTTTAGGTGGTGAAAACAGAAGATCTTCCATCGCAGAAGTTACCTTTTCTATTTCACTCAGCGCATTAGGTTGCACATATTTCTCATTATATGTTTTAGAAATATTATAATATCTTTCGTAGATAGGATCTACCGGAGCAACTACTATAACATGATTTTTACTTATTTCTATCTCTTGTGTAGAATTTAGTTGCACATATTTAACTAATACTGTAACAGTTGCACCTGTGGTGCTATTAATTCTTTCTTCTATTAACATAGGTGAACCGAAAATATAGCATTCGTTATCTTCATGAATACAGCGAGTAACCAATTCATCTCCGTTAATTAATCTGACTTGTACAATATCGCTACTCATTTCAACTCCACAGTATAAATTTTATATTCAAACTTTTCTTCATTATAAATTTTAACACGCTCAACGAAGTGACCTATTGTATGATTTTTTCTATTCTTCCACGTAAGGTCATCTGCTATATCATATAGTGTTGCCGTGTCTTTCGAATCCGATTTACGCAATCCACGACCTATAGATTGAAGATTTCTTATCCTTGATTTAGAAGGAGAAGCAAAAATAATATTATGAAGATTGCGTATGTTAATCCCGGTACTGAAAGTGCCGTAACTAGCGACAATGATACTATTTTTGTCCGACTCAACAATTGCTCTAATCTGATCTCGTTCTTCTCCATCAACACCACCATGAACAAAGTAAATGGGTCTTCCGCAATCTTTCAATATATCATACAATACTTTTCCGTGTTTGTCAACATATTGATAAAGTAATAACGTATTTCCTTGCAAAGAAAGCGTGAGATTCTTTATGAATCTATTTCTAGAAGCATTCGTTACAAGATAATCCATTTCTTCTTGATATGTCTTATCCTTCATCAATTTACGAATGTCCTCAGAATACTTTAGAACAATTGCTTTGATACGTAGATCACTAACATGTTTTTGTTCTATTAACTCTGCAGTTGAAATAACCTTTCTAACGGGACCGAATAGTCCTTCGAGAACTAATTTGTGAGTTTCGGTCCCGTCTAAAGTACCCGTAAATCCAAAGCGATACTTACAATCTTCCATCTTTCCCATGATAGACGTAAGAGATTTTGCTTTGAACAAATGTGCTTCGTCACCAATTACGACTTGGTATTTTTCGAACCACGCTTTGTTTTGCTTGTAGATGCTTTGCCAGGTTGTGATGGTGATTTGCGACCCGCTGTCTTTTTCTTGCCCTGAGAAGATTTTGTGGA